GAGAATCAGCTTGTGGTGGCCATCGAGGAGCTGAGTGAGCTGCAGAAAGAGGTCACGAAATTCCTCCGGGGTATCGGCAATGCCGGGAATCTGGCGGAGGAGACAGCGGATGTGCTGATATGCTGAGAAAGGAGGCGCTGGCTTCCGGATCAAAAAACCAACCGGGGGATTGCCACGGGGCTTCGCCCCTCGCAATGACCAGAAAGGGAGAAACTGCATGAGAGATTATGAGCCGGACAATCTGGTGATGGATTGCCGGAGGGCTATGGAGCTGGGGTATGGGGTCCATTACGGGCACTACAAGGCGGACCACCCCCACACAAGGGACACCTCCCTGGACCCGGAACCTGAGCACAAATATCCGGAGCGGGAGTGCAAAAACTGCGGGGAGCCATTCCGGCCCCACAGAGGAGACCAGATATACTGCTGCGAGGAGTGCAGAATTGAATACAACCGGCTGCATACAATGAAAAACCCCAACAGGGCACGGCAAAAGTTTTGCAGAAGGTGCGGAAAACCCATTACCGATCCGAAGCAGCGGGTGTTTTGCGGCAAGGTGTGCCTCTACAGCTATGACCAGGAGCGGAGACACCGGAAGAAAAAGGAATCATGAAAGAGGGGGCTTCGGCCTCCTCTTTTTGCATGTACCCTCTCAGTCACGGCATGCGCCGTGCCAGCTCTCCCAGAGGGAGAGCCATGGGTGGTTGGCCTCCGAAACGCGCCTGCGGGCGCAGTCCCTGAGGGAGAGCCTTATAAGCCCTGGTGTGGCAGGGTGCGGGGATAGAGAAGGCGGGGCGGGATTTGGTATGATGGTGGCAAAGGAGGGAGGCTTGTGGGCGCTGACTGGATCGCCATGAGGGCGGAATACATAACCACAGACACCAGCTACCGCAAGCTGGCGGAGAAATACGGAGTGAGCGGGACTCAGGTGAGCAACCGTGGGAAGGCGGAGAAGTGGCCGGAGGAGCGGGAGCGGTATTTGAGCAATGTTTTGGCAAAATCGGTCGCTAAGAGCGAACGGAAGAAGGCTGACCAGATGGCCAGGATCGACCGGGTGACGGACAAGCTGCTGGATAAGCTGGAGAAGGCTGTGGAAGAGCTGGAGATCCATCTGGTGACCAATACCCGGAAGGAAAAGGTCATTGAATACAACAATTCCCTGCGGCCGGACAAGCCCACGAAGGAGACCATTCTGGAGAACGAGGAGATCGTTCAGGTGGTGGGAATCGTGGACAAGGCGGGGCTGCGGCAGATCACCGCGGCGCTCCGGGATATTAAGGAGATCAAAATGCTGCGCACTGCCCTGGATGAGCGGGAGCAGAAGGCCCGAATCGACAACCTGGAACGGCAGGCAAGCAAAGAGGAACAGCGCCGGGAGGCTGTGGAGGTCATTCTGGACGGCGGTCTGGAGGATTATGTGGGATGACGGAGGGATGACGGTATGCCGAAAATGGTGATTCAGAGGCCCTCTGACAAGCAGGACCGGTTTCTGAGGGCGAAAGCCAAGCATGTGGGATTCGGAGGGGCCCGAGGCGGCGGCAAGAGCTGGGCGGTGAGAGCAAAGGCAAAGCTGCTGTCGGTCCATTACGCAGGAATCAAATGCCTGATCGTGCGAAAAACCCATCAGGAGCTCATCAACAACCATGTGAATCCGCTGCGGCAGGAACTGCATGGGATCGCTAGGTACAACAAGCAGGAGAAGTGTTTCTTTTTTCCCAATGGAAGCACCATCAAATTCGGTTACTGCGCCTGCGATGGAGATCTGGAGCAGTACCAGGGCGCTGAGTACGATGTGATATTCCTGGATGAGGCTACCAACCTCCGTGAGGAATGGATCAAGAAGATCACGGCGTGTCTGCGCGGTGTCAACGATTTTCCCAAGCGGATCTACTACACCTTCAACCCCGGCGGGGTGAGTCACGGGTATTTCAAGCGGCTCTTTATCGACCGGCGGTTTGAAAACGGGGAAAACCCGGAGGACTATGTGTTCATCCAGAGCCTGGTGACGGACAACAAGGCGCTGATGGAAAGCCAGCCGGACTACATCCGGCAGCTGGAGGCACTGCCGCCGAAGCTGCGGGAGGCATGGCTGTACGGCCGGTGGGATATCTACGAAGGGCAGTTTTTTGAGGAATTCCGGGTTGAGCCTGACGGGAAGAAGTGCCTGGATGCCGGCATCAGCATTGAGGAGGCACGGGAGCAGGGACGGTGGACCCATGTGATCGAGCCGCTGGATCTGACCGCCGGTGACAAGCGTGGATGGCAGATCTACAGAAGCTATGACTTTGGTTATGCCAAGCCCTTCAGCTGCGCATGGTGGGCCATTGATTATGATGGGACGCTTTACCGGATCCTGGAGCTGTACGGCTGGAACGGGACACCCAACGAAGGAAGCAAGTGGACACCGGATCAGCAGTTTGATGAGATCGCCAAGGTGGAGCGGAACCACCCATGGCTGAGGGGAAAACGGATTATGGGTGTGGCTGACCCGGCGATCTGGGATGCCAGCCGGGGTGACAGCATCGCGGACACCGCTGCCAAGTATGGGCTGTTCTTTGAGCCGGGTGACCATGAGCGGATCGCAGGCTGGATGCAGTGCCATTACCGGCTGCAGTTTGACGATAACGGCTACGCACGGATGTATGTATTTTCCAACTGCACGGAGTTTATACGGACAATCCCGCTGCAGATGTACGATGACAAAAAGGTGGAGGATCTGGACACGGACATGGAGGACCACATCGCTGACGAATGGCGGTATATGTGCATGACGAGACCCATCAAGCCGCTGCGGCCAATTGAGCGCAGGACGATCCTCAATGACCCGCTGAACCAGTTCAAAAACTCCCGGGACGGGGGATTTAATAATTGGAGGTAATGAAATATGGCAAGTGAAACCTTTCTGAGAGTGATTCCCAGCGGAAGCGACCCCTGGGTGGCTGTGATCAACGGGGAAAAGTACATGTATCCCGCAGGGACGGAGCAGTATGTGCCCGCTGAGGTGGCTGTGCTGATCGATGCCCAGGAGCGGCATGAGCAGCCTAAGTATCCTCCCGCGCAGGGCGATGGCGGTGGTGCCGGTGGTGATATGCTGGTTACCATCACGGCTGTTGCTGCGATGGATGCGGAAGCCGATCCGCAGTATGTGGCAGATAAGACCTTTGCAGAGATTGAATCTGCTGTCAATGCTGGTAAGAATGTGCGAGTGAAATACACATATGATGGGTTTGATATGTACGCACCTTTGGTATCTTATGTGCACGATGTGCAATCGTTTGTATTTCAGTCCACTGATGCTGGACTTCGTGCTTTTATCGAGCCCAATGTTGTATTTTGTGAAGTCATTAATTAACCCCGGTTGACAGATATGGCACTGCCCACAGGGGCGGTGGATAGGAGGAATATATGAAAAACGATAAGAAGCCCGCTTTTGACGCGCGGCGGAGACGGGAGGAAGAGCCCGGCCCTGCCGGGAAAGGGGCTGAGGCTCAGCAAATGATGAGCAACACGGCGCCGCTTCAGAGAGGCGGTATGCCGGGGAGAAATACCGCTGAGCCGGTGATGCCTGGAGCGCAGGGGGCGCGGCCTGAGATGGGCGGCGGTGCCGGCAGGCAGGAGATGCCCCGGATCACCAGCATGGCCGGGATGGAGGAGCAAGCCCAGAAGCCCAGCCTGATCGGAGCGGAACAGGTGCGGGAATTCCGGCTGATCCTGAACAAGTACAAATCCGGCACCAACAATACCAAGCAGCGGATCATTGCCAGCGAAAACTGGTGGAAGCTGCGGAACACCGCGGAGGAGCAGAAGAAGACCAATGTGGGTGCTGACGGAGGCTTTACCAGTCAGAGCGCATGGCTGCACAATGTGATCGTGAGCAAGCATGCCGATGCCATGGAGAGCTATCCTGAGCCCAACATCCTGCCCAGAGAGGAGAGCGACAAACAGGAAGCAAAGATGCTTTCTTCCATTGTCCCCTGCATTCTGGAGCAGAACAACTTTGAAACGGTTTACTCTGATGCCATGTGGCAGAAGTGCAAGAGCGGCACGGGCTGCTACAAGGTGGTATGGGACAAGGACAAGCTGAACGGCATGGGGGATATTTCCATTTTCAAGGCGAACATTCTGAACCTTTACTGGGAGCCGGGTGTGACGGATATTCAGCAGAGCCGGTATCTTTTCTTCGTGGAGATGGAGAGCAAGGAGGTACTGGAGGAGCAGTACCCCGGCATCAAGGACAAGCTGAAAAATGCCGATGTGATCAACAGCCGGTATGCTTACGATGACACGGTATCCAGCGAGGACAAGGTATCCGTCATTGAGGTGTACTACCGCCGGTTCCGGGATGGGAAAACGGTGCTGCACTACTGCAAATTCGTAGGCGAAGAGGTGCTGTACGCCACCGAGAATGAGCTGATGCCCGTGACGGATGACTACGGTCAGCCCATTAGAAAGAGCATGGCGGAAGCGGGACTGTATGACCACGGTATGTATCCGTACATACTGGATCCGCTGTATCCCATTGAGGGCAGCCCCTGCGGCTACGGCTATGTGGATGTGTGCAAAAATCCCCAGACGGAGATTGATCTGATGAAGACCGGCTTCGTGAAGAATGCCATGGTGGGCGCTATCCCCAGGTTTTTCAGCCAGCAGGATGGCAATGTGAATGAAAACGAGCTGCTGGATCTGAGCCGGCCCATCGTCCATGTGAACGGGCGGGTGGATGAAGCCAGTCTGCGGCAGATCAATTTTAATCAGCTGCCGGGTGTGTATGTAAACATGATGGACAGAACCATCCAGGAGCTCCGGGAGACCACGGGCAACACGGAGACCTCCACCGGTACGGCAAGCGGTGTTACCGCCGCCAGCGCCATCGCCGC